TATCTGTCCTTTTAGTTCTGCAAGTTTTATCTTATCTTCTTCTGACACAGAACCGTTTTGATATGCCTCAATATCTTTTTCTAGTTTTGCATTGAACTTTTCCAACTCTGCAATAGAGGAAAGTATTTTGGCCCTCTCAACATCATTCTTACGAATAGTTTCTAAGTCTACTAAGATTGATTGGAGTCTGTCTTGTTCTTCTGATTCCATTCTTTGTAAATCTGCGATACCGTTTTCGATGTCTCCGATTTTTGTGGTTCTGGATTCAATCTGCGTCTGCTTAGTTGATTCTGTAATCGGCTGTTCGCAAGACGGGCATTCATCGTTGTCCTTGAAAAATTTGATTTGACGGTCATGCTCAGATTTCCTGTTCTGAAGGGCTGCTTCTGTTTGAGTTAGTTTCTTTAGTTTCTGTTCTAGTTTTGCTTTCTCTTCTGCATCATAAGATAGATTTTCGTTATCAATCTCTAATGCTTTCACATCATCTCTTCTGAAGTCAATAGTGCTTTTATTATCCCATAACTTCTGTTGGTTCTCTGCAATAATAGCAGACTTATTGTTTACAACTTCTTTAATAAATTTTTCTTGTAGTGTAACCTTTTCTTTTGTTAAGTCAAAGTTATACTGAACATCACGAATATCCTCTGCAAGAGACTTATTCTTGTTCTTGAGAAGAAAGTTCATCAGTGAGAAAATCTTGATATCTAGGATATCCTCGACAACCTCACGGCGAGCCTTTGTAGACAACTGCATGAAAGGAACAAAGGTAGATGAACCAAGAATAACAACCTGTGTGAAAGAACGATAGTTCAATCCTAAGATTTGTTGTTCTAGATGTTTCTGATAATCCCTTGCATTTGCATCTTGGTTTATCATAGTACCGCCAATCCAAACTTCAAACTTGTTTGGTTTGATACCACGAACAACCTTCACATCTTTATTGTTCACATTAAACTCTACTTCAACAATAGTGCCATTACCATTAACAGAGTTCACAAGTTGTGATTTTGAGATATTACGAAAAGGCTTATTGAACAGGACAAAACAAAGCGCATCCAGAATAGTAGATTTACCGGCTCCGTTTTCCCCAATAATTAACGTAGTTGGAGCATAGTCCAACTGTATTTCAGTGAATTGATTTCCAGTGGATAGAAAGTTCTTCCACCGTACTTTATTAAATGTAATCAAAGTTCCAAGTCGCTCGCTTCTACATAAAGTGACTTCATCATACTAGTCAATCTTTTCTTATTCAAATCTACATCAAGTTCATCAATGTAGCGCTCTAACAGAGTCATAGTGTCCTCTGCATTCTCAATGATTGCATCATCAACATTCGATGCATCTAAATCACTGAAGTCCTCTACAATCTTTACCTCATGGGCTCCAGATTCACCAAGGACTTTATCAATGAATCTATCGAATTGATACAAGTCTTTTTTATTTACTACTACTATTTTAACAAACTTATCTCTTAATGTCAAGATGTCAAAGTCATTATAATTTGTAGTAGTATCATCATAATATACTTTTTCAAATATAGTGTAAGGATTGACGATACGTTCTAATTCTCTGGTGTTGGTGTCAAAGATATGGAAACCTTTCTGACAACCATCATCACTCCAAGTCATCTGGTATGTGTTACCAAGATAATATACATGGCCATCATCAGACTTCTTATGGAAGTGTCCAGAGAACACAGTATCGAACTTATTTAGAAACTTCTTATCGTAACCGTTTTCTGAGAAGTGTCCTTTATGCATTTCAAATCCATTGATTTCAAAATGCCCCATACAAACTTGTGCATAGGTTGATTGAATACTTCTCATAGAACGCTCGTAGTTATCAGAACAAATCCACGGCATAAAGTGAATCCCTGTTCCATCAAACTCTTGGGTACATGGGCCATCATAACATTCAATACCAGAATATTTTTCTTCTCCTGGCCCACCTAGTAGTTCGTAGAGAGAGTTAATCTCATTGGTGTTCTTATAATAAGTATCATGGTTTCCTGCCATAACGTGCATCTTGATTCCTCTAGATACAATAGGAAGGATAAAACGCTCACGCAAATCTTTTGCAATTTTATAGGATACAAACTTACGTCTGTCCATCAAATCACCAAGATGAATAATCGTATCAATCTTATGTTCGTCAAGATAAGGGAAGAAAGTATTCTCCCAAAACTTGTAGAAGTATTCGTTGAATGCTAGATTATCATTGCGAGCGCCAAAGTGGGTATCAGTTATCAGCGCTATCTTCATCGTAAAATTTCTCTAGTCCTTTAGGTTCAGTTTTCTTTTTCTTCTTAGGTTTATAAACATCTTCGGCTGGTAGGAAGTTCTTCTGTAGATACTCCACAAACTGTGCCTGTTCCATATCCTCACCAACTGCAAGAATATCAACATTCATATTCTCAATTACTTTGTGACGAATGTGTTGTTGTTTCTTTTCTTTTTGAATTCTACGAATGAATGCGTAATAGATAATCTGTGTAAAATACGCAAATGGATTGTTTGATTTCTCTGGATTGAAGTTGCCACAGTATTGTAGACAATTCTCAATACCGTCTGAAATCATTTCATCTCTATAGGTATAATTAATAAAATTTGGTCTGTAAGAAAGATGGTTTGCAATTTTTAAGAAGCATTCACCAATATAGTTAGTCACTGGTGGTTGTGGTTCACCTAGTTCCTCAGCTTCTTTGCAACGATCTTTCCATTCTTTCATTGCTTCTAGGAATTGTGCATTGTTTACATAATGCACTCCTGTTTTTCTTTTAGCCATAATAACTCCACATAATTTATCGCTTTTATGCGATTAGTAGATACATAATACTATATCTTGATTCAATTGTCAATAGATAAATTAATATTCATTTAATTTCAAAAAGTTATTGACAAGCCCTTGACAACTTGGTATAACAGCTATGCTGGGTTTGAGAATAGATAGATCTAATGTATAGTACTAGAGTCAGGTTCACCAAACTCTTCCCACATTTCTTCATTTTCAATATCATTTAACTCTTGATTGGATGGGGCTAGAACTTCATCTTCTTCCCACTTTGCTTTCTTAACACAGTACTCATAAAATTTTACTAAGCCTAGAGAGGCTTCTGTTAATACCAGAACTTGAGATTTTGCAACATCAAAGGTATCTGTTTCTGCAAAATGAATCCACCTTTGTAGAGATAGTGCTTCTTCAAGTCCATGCTTAGTAGCCTTTGGATAAGAATTTAATTTCATTGGTTGCACAAGACTCATATAATCATTCTCTGGTTGGTGAACCACCTTGCATATGATTTCCTCACCACTTGATAATTTTAATATTTTTGTATCGTGAATCATTTCATTTTTATCCTTTTGATTTCATAATCAAACTGCTCTTCATTGTATATATTTATTCTTTCTAAAAAGTGATTCAATGTAAAATTACGCTTTGACTTGTGGGTAAAGTCATCACTTATGTCGAATAGGGTAGCGGTATCTTTAGTATCTCCAACTCGCAAGCCTCTTCCGATTGACTGCAAAACTCTGATACGACTTTTGGAAGGACTAGAGAACACGATGTTGTGTAGATTACGAATATTAATGCCAGTAGAAAAAGTACCATAGGATGCAACAATAATCGCATTATTTTCTTTCTCAGTAATCGCACGAATATCTTCCCTTGTTTGGGTATCTGTTCCACCATGCACATAGAAAACTTTTCTATCTAAGTCTTTCATCATATCATATAGAACAGAACCGTGTTTCTCTACAAATTGAAATAGTACTAATGTATTACCTTTTATTGTCTTTGTCAACCCCAAAATAAATTTATTTCTTTCTGTGTGACGTACAATATAATCTACCTCATCTTGATAGTTCATATCTTTCACTAACTTGCATTCATTTTCTGGGTAAGATAAAACTAATGCTTTAATTGAAAAATCTGCAAGAGTTTTCTTGTCAATTAGTTCTTTTGTGGTAATAACTTTATTTAGACTGCCGAACAGGCCTTCTAATACAAGTCGATGGGTTTGCATACCGTCTAGTGTACCTGTCAATCCAAAACGATACTTACATAAATGTAGTTTAGTTAGAATAGATGTTAAGGATTTTGATTTAAATAAATGGGCCTCGTCACCAATTACACAACCGAATTGTTCAAAGTAACTCTTGGGCATTTTATACAAAGATTGCCATGTGGATATTACAAGTTTCTTTTCTACTTTTCTATCATACCCACTATATACTTTTTGCATATATGCTTCTAACCATCCATAATCAATAAAGTCAGAATGCATCTGTTCAACCAAAGATGTTGTGGGAACAAGTATTAGTATCTTATCTTGTTCTGTCTCTGATAACAACATATCATAATATCGTATCAGAATGTAGATTATTAAAGATTTGCCCGAAGCAGTAGGGCTAAGGAGTAAAGCACG